TCAGTTGCAGCTGGAACAGCTTCAGTCGCTTCAACAGCTACAATCACAATCACACCTCACGCAACAGTTTCATAATCACAACACAAACAGAAAGCCCCCAGCCAATGGCTGGGGGCTTTTTGGTTTGAATGATTAGTGTAGTCCAGCAAACTCCTTTAGATACTGCTGGTATCTTTCTCCGTTGTTCTGGCCTGGAACTATTTTCCAGGAGGACCAGTCTTCGCCTCCGCCAGTCATAAAGAACGCAATTTTTGCGTTAATAACTGGGTCGAAGAGTTGAGTGTTTGATTTTAGGTTGAACTTATCTCGACGAGCATCTCCAAGGTCAGCAATCATGTTGATTTGGAATATGCCGTAAGAATTGTCACCTGTATGTTGGTTTCCGTTGTGGGCTAAGGGGCGGCCGTTAGACTCTTTTTTAGCGACTGCGTAGGCGACCTTGAGAGCTTTTCCCTCAAAACCAACCGCGCTAAGCAGTTCGACTAAATCAGTGTCCGACAACTTTGTTGCTCCTTTGTACTTCTCTAGCGGGTCCACAGGAACTTGCTCTACAACTTTGACTGGCTCCTCAGCGTTTGCGTTAGCAATCGCCTGAGGAAATGTGCCAAGTACCAAGCCGTATACTGCAAGTACCGCTATCTTTTCTAGCTTATCTTTTCTGATATTAAGCATTTCTGCTCCTCTCAGTAGGCAAAAGCCACCTTGTGAGTGGCTCTGTCATGTTCTAGGAAACACCAGAGTTACGTAGTGTGTCAAGTTGAACCAGTAATTTTTATTGATAAGTACATCTAAACAGGAGTTTACGCGTAAATATCTAATAATATTTTAATTAAACGCGGTATTATTATTGTTACCGTTCTATGATATACATCACACTTACGGAACGGATATACATCTTGAGCGTACAAGACTGGGCGGCTTTATCCTCTACAATATTAGGCGTAGGCGCCGCTGTAATTATGGGTATCCGTTGGACAATTACACACTATCTGTCAGAACTTAAGCCCAACGGTGGCTCATCCTTAAAAGATGCCATTAATGGAATTGCTAAGGACATGGTTGAAGTTCGTGTATCATTGTCAAGACTTGAGGGTCGTTTCGACCAGCACGTAGAAGAAGGAGAAAAATGAATAAAGCAATGATTGAATCCTACGCACGTAACTTGCTTGGTCAGGTTATCGGAGCCGTAATGATTGTCATGCAAACAAGCGGAGCAGCAACACCTTTAGATTTTGCTTCAGGTGATTGGCTATTAGTAGCCAATGCTCTATGGGCATCTTTAGTCCCCGTAGCACTTCGCTACATCAACAAGAAGGACCCAGCGTTTGGTCGCATAGCAACTATTGGCCTTGCGGAAATCACTAAGAAACTTGCAGTAGAAGCCTCTGTGGCTAAAAAGGCTTCAAAGAAGAAATAAAGACCTACAACTAGGGGAGCAGCTATGTGCTGCTCCCTTTTTTGTTGTACACTTAAAGAAGGAGGAAATAAATGAAATGTTGTAATTGCGATACTAAAGCGGTGTACACCGTTGCTGACCCAGGAGTTAATCCTGTGGACTACTGTAATAGTTGCTTACCAAAGGAACTACAGGAACGAGCAAAGGCTGGGCACTTTACATTAGCTAAGCCAGAAAAAGTAGAGGCTCCAAAAGAAGAACCAAAAGCTTAGTAATGAAGACCACTCGTGTGAAAGCGATTCAGGTACACCCAGTACCTAAGCAGGTTATGAGTCCATCTGGACCGTTTCCGCAAGAGATATTTAGAGAGTCTAAAATTAATACTGAGTACGATTCCGAAGTCCCTGAAGACGGAAGTAATTTTCCAATTGGGTCAACGGCTCAAAATAACTTTAGAGGCGCCCGCGTATTAGTTTGCTCAGAATGTAATGAACGAGTTCTAGAGCATAAGACAGGCGACCATACCTGTAAGGAAGAGTAATGCCAAGAAAAAGAGCTCAGATACCGAGTGTTGACGTACTACTTGGTGGGTACAACATTGGTCAGCCGTCTTCGACATCTAACCTGCCTACACTTGATGAGTACTTGTTTAACCCCTCATCTAAAGTAAAAAAAGAAGAAGTAGCCTCAAAGTACGAAGTTATATCTGCACATAATTTAAGGACTACAACGTCCTCTAACCCTAAAAAGCCAAGAACTCTAAAAGCTGGGTACGATTACAGAACAGAAACTTTAACTGTTGTGTTTAGAGATGGAACTTGGTGGAACTACTACGACGTGCCCCACTACCTGTGGGAAGGGTTTGTTCTTTCACCCTCAAAAGGCTCGTACCTAGAAAGTTCTGGGCTTAACAAATGGCCTAAGATGGGTGTAGCTGACCCAGCAGGAATGCCAAGAGACCAACGAGTTCAGTTAAACGATGTTAAAACATTTGCTACCTATATGTATGGAGATGGTGGAGCTTTCGCTCAATAATATGAAATCAATCGGACCACTATACGGAGATGTAATCCAGTACTACCACCGCAACTTACTGCCTGTGGTAGAAAAAGGCTGGACCCAAGAGACAGAACATCCCTTTAGACAGAGCAAAGTATGTTTAGTATTTCGCGTTCCGTTTACTAAGCCTGGGTTTGTGTTGGGGCTGTGGAAACGTTCTAAGGGTCTTGTATTCGATGAAGACGCCGATGATATGATTGCTAAAGCATTAGGACTTAGAGATATGGAACTTAATACGGAAGAGATAGGGGATTGGCGTGTTTAAAAAGAAAAGCATTTGGGACAAGCCCTTTTCAGAAAAAATTGCAAAACGAGTAAGAAAGATACATACAACAGAGCTTGAGATGTGGATTGAACAGGCTACTTACGAGTTGGGTCGTTGTATGAGTATCTATTCTAGAAACCATGACGTTGCGGCCCTAGAAGAGGCCCTAACTGGGGCAGAAGCGCTACATGCAGTTGTAAACGAGCTTTATGCCAGAACTACCAAAACAACCGTGTAAAACGACATGTCGACATTTCCGCTACAATTATCTTGCCTCTCTTCCTTCTCTCCCGTGTGTGGCAACGTGAACCCTGGTATACCTACCAGGGTTTCATGTTTTTTACTAGACTAAGGAACATATGAGCGAGTTAGAATTTTTAGACGAAGAAGAAGAACTCTTAGAGGATGACGACGAACTCCTTGAAGAAGAGGAAGAAGAGTTAGACGAACTATCTAAAGAGTTTGTTCGCAAGACAGTAGACAAAACAATTCAATTTATGAACGCGCTAGTTGGGCATGAGTTACACCCGTATCAACTACCGCTTGCTCGTCGCATTATTGAGTCTGTAATCATTAACGACGGCGAAGAAGTTACAGCACTTGCCGCACGTCAGTCAGGTAAATCAGAAACAATTGCTAACACAGTAGCCACGTTAATGGTGTTGCTACCAAGGCTTGCAAAGATGTACCCCGATTTATTAGGGCAGTTTAAAGATGGCATCTGGATTGGTATGTTTGCTCCAGTTGAAGGCCAGGTAGAAACTCTTTTTGGTAGAACTGTAAATCGCTTAACTTCTGAGCGTGCATTAGAGATTTTAGGGGACCCAGAGATTGATGACTCTCTTGGTAAGGTCCCAGGCGTAACACGTCAAATTAAGCTTAAGAACTCAGGCAGTAGCCTAATGATGATGACAGCTAACCCTCGCGCAAAGATTGAATCTAAATCTTTCCATCTCATTGTTATTGACGAGTGTCAAGAGGCAGATGACTTTGTAGTATCTAAATCAATCTCTCCAATGCTTGCGTACTACTCAGGCACAATGGTAAAGACAGGCACACCTACTACACACAAAAATAATTTTTACCGCTCTATTCAATTAAACAAGCGTAGACAGACAGGAAGAGCCTCTAGGCAGAACCACTTCCAATGGGATTACAAGGACGTATCTAAAGTAAACCTTAACTACGGAAAGTTTATTAAGAAAGAGATGTTACGTATTGGTGAGGACTCTGACGAGTTCCAGATGTCGTACAACTGCAAGTGGCTACTAGAACGTGGAATGTTCGTTACCTCCACGATTATGGATGAGCTTGGAGATACATCTCAGGAAACTGTTAGAGCTTGGCACAGAACTCCAGTTGTTGTTGGAATCGACCCTGCACGTAAGATGGACTCAACCGTTGTAACTGTTGTGTGGGTTGACTGGGATAGGCCAGATGAGTTTGGTTATTACGACCACCGAGTACTTAACTGGTTAGAAATTCAGGGCGATGACTGGGAAGACCAGTATTTTCAAATCGTA